GACCCCGCCGCCGGAGTTGATCTCGTTGATCTTGGCGTTCGCCTGGCCGATGGCGTCGCTGATGTCCGTCATCGCCTGCGACGCCTGATCCGAGTTGATCTTCTGGTTCAGGGTGTCGATCAGCTTCTGGACATCCGGGGTGGCCTTACGGGCCTCGATGGCCATCGCGATGATCGCGGCGGTGGCGAGCAGGAACCAGGTCAGCGGGTTGGCCAGCAGCGCCAGCAGCCCGCGCCCGAAGGCGGCCAGCCCGGCGCCGGCGGTCCGCAGCGCGCCACCCAGGGCGACCAGGCCCTTCTCCGCGATGTTGGCGACGAGCGTGCCGAAGCCCCGCAGGAACCCGAGCGCCCCGCTGAACGCCCGGCCCAGCAGGCTGGTCTCGTTGGCGGCGTTGGCCGCGGCGTCGGCCTCGGTGGCCAGCGCGTCGGCGGCCTGCGTGGCGGTATCCGCAACCGCCCCCTCCGCCACCGCCGTCTCGGCGACGGCTTCCCCGGTCAGCGCGGCGGTCAGCGCGGTGACCGCCCCGGTCTGCTCGGCGATCGCCACGGTCAGCGCTTCGGTGGCCGTGGCATGCGCCTCGGTGGCCGTGGCGGCAGCCGTGCTGGCCGTGCCCTGCTTGACGATCCAGGTGACCGCGCCCACGATCGGGGCGGTCAGCTTGCCGAACACGCCGCCGAGCACCGAGACCCAGACCCACAGCCCGTGGAACATCAGGGTCGCCGTTACGATCGGGCCGGGCAGCTTGGAGAACAGGTTGAGCACTTCGGCGAAGCCCTGGATCATGTCCAGCAGGTAGTGCGCGACCCCGGGATCCTTGGTCAGCAAGTTGTCGATGGCCTGGGCCAGGATGCCGATCGCCTTGCCCATCTGGGACAGGAACCCGACCCCGGATTGCAGCAGGCCGCCTACGTTCTTCTGGCTGTTCGCCCAGATGTCCAGCTTGGCGATCCAGGTGTCGAACAGGTCAACTACCTGGTGAGCCGCCCGGTACAGCGCGTTGGTCTGGCCAGAGGCCAGGTTGAGCGCGCCGCCGAACGCCTCGATCACCTGCGGGGCCAGCGATTTCTGCAGGTTGTCCAGCGCCCCGGCCAGCGTGCCTGCGTCCACGCCGTACGCGGTCATCACGTTCAGCGACGCCTTGGTGTGGTAAGCCAGCTCGTCCACTGCCCGGTAGACCCCGGCGAACCCGGCGCCGAGCGCCAGCAGCGACGTGGTCGCGATGATGATGGCCTCGATCGCGGCGTCCAGCACGATGTGCCAGCCGGCGATGCCGCCGATCATCGCGCCCCAGCCGATCTTCTGGTTGGCTGCGGCGAACCGGCCCAGCCAGCCGGTAAGGGTCGCCCATATCCCGGTGGAGGCCGCCGTGTCAGTGGTCAGCTTCTGCATCCGGGCGTCGATGCCCGCGATCTCGGCCGCTGACCTGGCCAGCCCCACCGGGTCGATGCCGCCCATGCGGACATCGGCCGCCTCCTGTCTCAGCTTGGTGATCAGGCCGATCTCGGCCGCGGTCTGGGCCATCACCTTGTCGATCTGGGCCGAGTTCATCAGCGGGATGTCGCGCGCCTGGGCCTGCAGGCCGGTGAGCTCGGCCTTGGCCACGGCGACCGCGCGCATGAGCGAGAAGTAGTTGGCAACCAGCTCGATCTTGCGGGCCTCGGAGTTGATGAGCTCGATCTCGGCCAGGACGACGTCCAGTTTGGCCCGGACCTCGGCCGTGTCGATGTCGGCTTCCTCGTCGTCCAGCTTGGCCTGCAGCCGGTCTGCCTGGTTCTCCAGCTCGATCAGGTGCAGCGCGGCCCGCTTGGTGTCCAGGTCCACCTGGAACTCCGACGCCTGCCGCTGCAGGGTCTTCAGCTTCGCCTGCGCGTCAAGGACCTTGGCGTCGAATTTCTTGGAGTCCAGGTTCATCGACAGCTGAGTCAGCTGCTGACTGAACGCGCGCAGCTTGACCATGGAGGACGCGATCTTGAGGTCGATCTTGGTCGTATCGACGTCCATCGGCAGGTTCTGCAGGTTCTTGGCCGCGACGGCGACCTTGGCCTTCAGATCGAGGAGCTGGGCGTTCAGCTTCTTATCATCGGCGCTGATCGGGATGGAGGTCAGCGTCTTGGACAGCGCGGACAGCTTGGCCGCGAGCGCGGTGAACGTCGCCTCGGCCTGCCTGGCGTCGGCGGTGAGCGGGATCGACGCCCGCATGCCCGCCAGCGCCGCCTTGATCCCGGCGTCGGCTTCGGGCCGGAACCGGGTGGTGTCCGGGTAGACGACAAATGCCACATCTCCGAGGACCTTGGGCATCAGCCGAACTCGGCTTCCAGGGACTCAAGCCCGGTGGTCATGAACGGGTACCGGTCGTACATCTGCTCGGTGTGCGGCTTGTCGTACTCCAGGAAGATGCCGGTATACATCGCGTTGCCGCCGCCGTACAGGCCGCCGCGGCTGCCGATCACCGGGCCGTGGGTCCGGATCGTGCCCCTGGTCGTGCCCGGCGGCCGGACGGCGGTGCTGGACGGGAACCAGTAGCCGCTGCGCTTAGTGCCCGGCAGGACGTGCACGACCGATTTGGCGACGGCGACGGCCTTCTCGTCCAGGTACATGATGAACACCCCGACCGGCCCGGCCGGGTCGTTCAGCACCTCATAAAGGGCGGCCTCGTCCCACTCGATCTGGCCCGGGATGATTATCGCCATGGCAGGTCGCCCTCCGGGTCGAACTTGCCGTCGCTCGCGACCGGGGCATCCGGGTCCTCGAACGTCATTACCTTCTCACCTGATAGAATCGAGCTATGCCCGCTAGAACGATTCACGGCCTCACCAGGAAGAATGCGGTTGACAGGCAGCTCTACAGTCTTTGGACAAACATGATGCGGCGGTGTTATAACCCGAGTAGCGGGAAGTACCGGTATTACGGTGCCAGGGGCGTCACAGTCTGTGATCGCTGGCATGACGTCAGCCTGTTCGCTGAAGACATCAAGCGCCTGCTCGGACCCAGGCCACCAGGCGCTTCGCTCGATCGCTGGCCGGATCCTGCTGGCAATTACGATCCGGATAACGTTCGCTGGGCCAGCGACGTTGAACAATCGCATAACTCGCGTCGGTACCTTGACGGGCGCAGTTCGCATCCGATGTACCGGAGCTGGTCTATGATCATGTGGCGAAATCCAGGCGCAATGTGCGAACAGTGGCACGAGTTCCCTGCGTTCGCTGGATACGTGGCTGCCGTACTTGGTTTGCGACCGGAAGGTTTGCGTTTCCGCCGGATAGACCCCGCTGGCTTGTTCGAGCCAGGCAACGTTTGTTGGGGCCGCCCGTACGGACGCCCTCGCTAGCATCGGTACGCCTGTCATCTGAACTCCTCGTCGTGCTGCATCCAGGCAGGTAGCCCGTCATCGCCCGACACGGCAACCGGGGCATCCGGATCGTCAAACTTAAGGCCCATCTCCTCCTGGTGGGCGCGCAGCGCCTTCAGGGCCTCCTCGTCCGGGTTGGCCACCATGCCGATCTGGACGTCTAGCTGCTCCAGCTCCTCCTCGCTCTGGCAGCGGTCGGCGAGCGTTGCGTATGCGACATTGCAGGCTTGCCGCGGCGTCAGCGCTTGGAGGCCCGGCGACCCCTGGCGGATGAGCGAGCCATCGACGCGTCCCGCGTGGACTGCCGTCCAGCAGAGGAGGGCGATGGCTGCCCGGTAGGGCGGCCGGCCACGATCTCGATGACCTTGGTTACCACTTCCATGAGCTGGTCCGCGTCCGCCTTGGTCTCGCAGGCGTGGTCCTCGAACGCGCGCCAGTCACCCGGGTCGTATTCCTTGCAGGACAGCTCGTTGCCTCCTCTGCAGTCCTCGCACTTGCCGCATTCCGGGTGGCCGGGGTGAATGCAATCGCGCAGCATGGCGTACAGCGCGCCCAGTGCCCTGGGGTCCTGGACCGCCACGTCGGCGAACGCCGAGAACTTGAGCAACGGCATCAGGCCGATCTTGTCCGCGACCCTGAACCGCTTGCCCATGAACTCGATCGTCCGGTCGGACGTGACCACCTGGCCGGTGACCAGCTCCACCTTGGCGGCGGGCACCGGCTCCATCCCGGACGACGTTGCCTGGATGCCGGCGAGCTCGGCGTCGAAGTCGATGTCCAGCCCGGCTTCCTCGATGTCGGACACGGTCTGCTCCTCTCGTGTGCAGGTGAGGGCAGCTCCCCCGCAGTGGCGCGGGGGCCGTGCGCGACGACGGTTTCTCCCACCAGTGGGAGGGTCCGGTTAGGTACCCGGGAGTCCGTAGGTGGGGTAGCGCTGGATGCGACTGGCAGCGTTCCAGGTGCTCTTGAGTGACACAGCTGCCGTGACTCCACCAGTGATGCTGTAGTCAGGTAGAATGAGCCCGAAGAAATACTGGCCCTGGAGTGCTGCGATGGACGACGGGTACAGGTAGAAGTTGCGTGGTTGGCCGTCTGTGGCTGCGACGTACGTCTGAGCGGTTGCGGTGTCGAAGAATCCCGTGAAGTCGCCCGAGGCGTCCGGGAGTCCTGCGACCCAGATCAGGTTCTGGTCGCCCATAGCCGTGACGTCTACCTTGGCCACAGTGAAGTTCATAGACCAGGCGGACAGGAATGCCATGGGTGCCGCAGTGGGGCTAGCACCGCCTGATGCGTCGATTGAGACGTAAGCGATCCCATTGCGCCCGTGGATGCGCGACACTAGTCGACTCCTCACTATGAGTGATTGGGAGCCGGCTCCGCCATCCGTGCAGGACCCTGGACCGGGGGCAGCTACGGGGCCTCGGCGCTATCAGGAGCCACGATACGCTGGCTGGTTTATGAAGTCCCGTCTACCCTGGTGACATGGGCCGGTCCAGCCCGAGCGATGGCTGCCAGTTCCCGGGTACGCGGGCTTCTACGAGGTCTCCGACCATGGGAACGTCTACAGCCTGCCCCGGGCATCGACCGCGGGCGGCCTGCTCAACGTCGGTGTCAATTCCGCTGGATACCGGATGGCCGGGCTGTCTAAGTACGGCCGGGTCCGGTTCGTCCCGGTCGGCCGCCTGGTGCTGCTCGCCTTCCGCGGGCGCCCCGATCCAGGCCAGCGCGCTAAGCACGGGCCGGGCGGGAAGACCGACGACAGCCTGGCAAACTTGCACTGGGGCTAGGACTAGATACGGAGCCGCTGATGGACAGCGAGGCCGTCCGGGCATCGGCGCTGGCAGCCGCCGCCATAGTTTATGAAGGGCAGGCGGTGCTGCCCGGAGTACTGACCAGCTACGCCGATCAGCTGGTCCCGTGGATCACCCAGCTACCAACCGTCCGGCTGGACTGCACCTTGCAGCTCCTGCCACATATCAGCGTTCACAACCCTAACGGAGGAGCAGTCATGGCCACCGGAACCGCTGGCGTCAGCACCGCTGTCGCGATTACCGCGACGCCCAAGGATGCCTCGGATAACACCAACACCGCCGACAGCATCGGCTACACGATCTCCGACCCGTCCGGCGTGCTCGGTACGCCGACGATCAGCGCCGACACGTTCGCCTGGAATTGCTCGCTGTCCGGCGTCGTAGGCTCGGCAACCGTCACCGCCAGGTCGAACCTGGTCCCCGCCGTGACCGCCTACGTCGCGCAGATCGACATCTCGGCCGGCGCGACCACCCACATCGTCGGCTCGGTAACGATAACCTGATACCGCTCCCAGGGCGCGGAAGCGAGTCGGACGGCCTCACACCCGGCCGGGCGAGCAGGAGGCGCGGCGGAGCCAACGGGGAACCGGGCGGTGACCGCGGGAGAGCGCACCCGCGGGACATCCGCGCAGGCCCTCAGTAGCCGACCCTGGGAGCGTCGTGAACCTGGGCGAGATGCCTCTGGACAGCAAGGAACACGTCCGGGCGCTGGCCATGATCCGGCTGGCCGCCGAGCAGCTGGGCATGTCCTTCACCGAGGACGGGCGGCCCGTCGCCTGATCCTCCCACCGATGGGAGTATCACAGCTTCTCAGCCAGGGTCAGGAACCGCTTCGCGTTGGCCTCGAACGTGCGGTCGGCGATGGCAGACCGGGCCTGGCGCGCGGCCTCCTCCCGTTTCGCGTCGTGAGCTAGCATCCAGCGCAGCTTGTCGCTGGCGTCCTTCGGGTCACCGAAAGTAGGCAGCATCGGGAACACTGCGTCACCTTCGGGTCTCGGGTCGCGGATGAAGGGCAGCTGAACCGCCGCCATCTCCACCTCGCGCGGCCCCATGGCGTACGCCTGGCCGTTCCAGTGCTCGTACGGGCTGGTCTCCCGCCGGTAGAAGTTGATTCCCATCTTCGCGTGCTGGTACAGCCCGATCGCTTGCTCGTTGTCGACGCAGTCGGGCTGCCCGAGCTCGGATCCGACGAACCGGGCCACGGTGGAGGCCGGGTCCAGCTTGCCCCACTCGTTGCCGCCGAGCAGTACGTCGATGCCGTCCAGGTCCATGAGCTCGAAAAACGAGACCCGGCTGGGGAACGCGGTGCCGATGAAGCACAGGTCGCTGGCCAGTTCCGGGTTACGCGGGCCTTGCCGGGGCCGGTGCAACGACGGCCGGTAGGCGTGCGGCATGTACTCGGCGCGCACGTGCTCCCGGAACATCTCTATGTTGACCGGGTCATTGAGCAGCACCAGGTCGGCCATCTGGGCGCGCGTCATCTGCTCGTCGTCCTGATACGGGCTCTCGGTCGTGAGCATGATGATCTTGAAGTTACGCATCCGCATCAGCTGCATGGTCCCGGCGTTCATGTAGAACCCGCTGATGCACAGCACGACGTCCGGCCAGAAGGTCAGCAGCGCGTGGCTGAGCCCTTCCATGGCGGCGTGGAAGATACCATCCTCGGTGAACATGTTCTTCACGATCGGGTGGCCGCTCTCATCAACCTGGTGCGTATCGACCAGCGCGCTGCCGAACGCTACCAACCTGTCATTCATGTTAAAAGGGGCGACGTTGCCCGGGCCGAGCAAGCCGGTCAGCGCCTCCATCCAGCCAGCAAAGACGTCATGCACACTGAAGTCGGGTAAAGGCCCAGGATGAAGAACTAGAACACGCATGGGCTCTGACCACCCCCTTTCGCCGGCTTCCTCGTCCAGGTATCCGGCATCAGTGCGCTCCGCCCTGCAGGTTTAGCCTGGCCCCGAAATAGGTTACGCCAGCATATTCTATTCTGCCGTAGTTCGAGATGGTCATGGGCTCGCACCATTCCGCGGTGCCCATGAGCGTCGGGTCTTTCAGGACCGCAGCCGGGACCGACTCGGTTTCCCCCGGGCCGATGCCCAGGTAGGCGTCCAGCGCGCGCTGGGTGATCTCTACCTGAGCGGAGTCGCTGATGATGAGCAGCACGACCAGAGTGAATCCGGCCGCCTCGTCAATGGTCTGCCCGTAGGTGATGAACGGCGTGCCGGGCACGACCACCGCGCACGGCGGGTTAACGTGGTCCCGGGCCTGCCCGTCGCAGCGCAGCCCGGTGTGCGCGGTAATCTGCGCCGCGAGCGCGTTCCTGATGGCGGTCATGTCCATACGTCGTCATCTCCCCAGGGGTCGTTGTCGGTCCAGCTGC